CCAAGTACTGCGCCGCCGATTGAACCTACTGGTCCTAACGGTGCACCTAATGTTGATCCAATATATGATCCTGCCGCGCCACCTAATAATCCTGCATTTAAGTCTTGGTCGCCTTCAACGTCATCTTTACCTGGGTTATCTGGATCGTCTATCTTTGCTGTTTGTACAATACTAGGACTTAGTCCTGCGTTAGTCATCATTTGCATTAGTTCAGCAACTTCGTTTGGAGTTTCTGCATTCATGTTGATGTTAACACTTGCTTGCTCGTTAACTGGTGAGCTGATATTATCTAACTTTTCTAGTAAATCACGCATTACGTTGCTACTAGTGTTGCCGCTAGAGTTACTAATGAACCGCTTGTATCAATGTTATTTGGTCCAACTGCTGTAACTGTGCTTGTTGGATAGTTTGCCGCTTTACCAATTAGTCTAATACGTGCTTGTAAGTCTGCCGCTGTTGCACTGTTATCACATACCACAGTCATTGTACCACTGTTGTCGTTAGTAGTATGATAAACTAAAGGATTTATTTCTTTACAAATTTGCTCTACTGTTTCATCTAATGCATCGTCTTCTGCTCTTAGATCAACTGCTGTGCCATTTGCAATTTTTACTAAAATTTTAAAAGCAAATGCGCCTGGGTAATGAACATCACCTGCCGCTGATTTTCCTGATCCGTTTACTCTTGTTTGTCCAGCCATTTAATTACCCCTTGTACTCTGAATATAATGAAGAAAGTTCTTCTTTAATTTTATCTGCTAATGCTCTTGGGTTATCGCCGCCTGCTACTTTTGGATAAGATTTTTTAGATTTATTTAAATCGTTTGAAGGAGGATTAGTTACATCTACTGCTGGTGAATACTGCTCATCTGGACTATTTTCATAGTCTTCTCCAGTGATCTTATCACCAATTTTTCCGCCTACCATTGCGCCTGCTACTCCTGGTGCTATAGCTTTTGCAATTGGTTTAACAATAGCACTTGATCCTGGTACTACCAAATCAGCAACTGCTCCTGCGCCTTGTGCCGCTAAGTCTGATGCTACACCACCAGTTGCTTTGTCTAGCTTCTCACCTGCTAATGCACCTGCACCACCACCAGCAAGTGTTCCAAATGTTCCTGCTTTAAGATCCATGTCTCCGTCAACATCATCTCTGCCTGGAATCTCTGGATCATCGTCCATTGCACCCAGTGCTTTCATATGCTTTTCCATATCCATTCTTGGTGTTAGTGGTTTATCACTAACTTTTTCTGGTGACATACCTGCGTTACGCATCATTGACATAAGCTGTCCAACTTGTCCAGCATCGTCAGCTGTCATTGAAATATTCATTGATGCTGATTCTTCTAATTTTTGTTTTTTGCTAGGAGCTTCAATAGCGTCCATTTTTGCAATCATATCTTTAAGGTTCATTATTTGCTCCCTACTGGTGATACAGTATTTTCCTTGTCGGTGATATCTGCGCCTTCACCTGGTTTAACGTCTTGTAACGGATCACTTTCACGCTCTGATCTAGCAGTTTCAAGTTCTTTTAATAGTGACATAACACGATTTGAACCAACATCTTCTTGTGCTGATTCGCCTCCCATGTCTTCTGTTTCTAATCTAGTTTCATATGGCCCTGCATCTTTTGGTACTTGATACATTTCTTGTGGTTCGTTCACATTACGTACTATAAGATGAGCTCTATCAATATCACAACATTGTGTAATATATTCGCCTAACACTTGTGGTGTTGTAGGATAGTTTAAGCCAACTTCGTAGTATGTAACTTCACAGTTACTAAGTTGTGGAAAGTCCAATGGACGTTCTTGGATTGGTGTCTTTTTGCCAGCACTCATTGACGCTACACTGTAACGTTGTAAGCATTGTTCTAAACTATCAGCACAATTTTCTGGTAGTTCGCCTGCCACTCCAATATTAAATTCGTATACTTTTTTAGCTTCTGCTAGATATTTTTCAAACATGTTTTCGTCCTTATTAAATTATTTATCCAAATTCTTGAGTTTTTCGAGTAAACTATTACGGTCTGTGACTATGTAGCCTTCTCCTTGAATCATATCTTCATCTGGTTTGCCGTCTTTGTCCATCTTTTCTTTCTTCAGTTGGAGCTCTACCATTTTAAGTTTTTTGTCTAATTTTGCAACTTTAGCATCAAGTGATGTTTTTAACATTCCTCCTGCTACCTCAAACACTCTACCCGAGTATCTTGATTCAACATTCATCCCTAAGTCCATTAGATCGTCATATGCATCCATGGCTTTTTGGGCAACTTCGTTTAGCTCTGTATCAGCCATTTCACCTAATCCCTTAACTGCGGGTAGTGCGGCTGATATTTTATCAAACTCAGCAATATCTCTCAAGGTTTCGTTCTGTTGAGCTAGTACTTCTTTTTTATCTTTTTTCTGATCTTGTTTGATAATTTCTTTACTATCAGGTAAATCGAGAAGTTCTTCTAATTTCTTTGTCATTATATACTCACATTAACTGCTACTATTATTTATCGTTTTCCGTTATGGAACATGTCCTTTTCTGTAACTACTCTAAAACTAAGTCCTTTAGACTTACAGTATGCCCTTGCGGCTTCCCATTTTGCCATATTTAATGCAACTGCTAATTGATTATGTTTAGATTTACCTGCTGATTCCATAGTAACTTGGTTATCTGGTTTTACTTCAATAAGTTCTACCATATTTTTACCCTTTTTAGTCTTATATTGAATAAAGAAATCAGGAACATAAATTGTCATCTTTCCTGTTAATGGATTACGGAAAGGTATTTTTACTGCTTCGCTTGCCCATGCTTGTATTGACGGATTCTCATCGCAAAATTTCATAAACGCAAATTCCCAACTACTACGATAAGTCGGTGTTCTACGTCCTACATATTTTCCTGGATTTTTGGCTTCGAATTTACCTTGTGCAAAACGTCCCATGGGTTACCCCATTATGTTTCTTGCTTCTAGAGGAGTACTTGTGCTTTCTACTCTAAATCCTAATGTACTAATTTTTTGTCTATTAAAATTTAAAATACTTGCAACAGTATAACTTAATTGTAATTTATCTAGTCCTTTAAGAGTATCTAATAATTCAAATACTTTAACATTGTCAATCTTTGCTTGTTGCATTAATACTGCACCTGTAGATTGTGCCGCTGATTTATCAAATCCTTTTGATTCTAAGAATCCAATTACTGCATCAACTTCGTTACTTGGATATGCTAATTGTTTTTGATAATACGTATTAAAATAACGCTTAACTGGATCAGCACTATCTTTTTCTTTTTTTACTGGTAAATTTAACTGTACTTTGTCCATTTTATATTACCCCGTCCATTGGTGGTGTTTCTGGTCCACTGAAACTATTTTCTTGTGCTGAACTAGACCGTTCTTGTGAAACTTGGCCGCCGTATTTACTAATCAAAGCACCTACACCTACTACTCCTGCGGCCACTGCCGCTGTTGAAGCTGATCCGCCACCTCCACCTTTTGGAAAAGCTACTCCTGCAACACCACTGACATCAATTCCTGCTTTTTTACCAATGTCACCTATTGCACTACCTATTAATTCTTGTCCAACACCTGCGGCATTTAATCCGCCTGCATTTTGTAAAACATTTGCCGCTTTTAAAACTGTGCCAAAGTTTGCTGTACCACCGGTAATATCATCTAACACACCCATGCCACCTGCTAACACTCCGCCTAAGCCTAATAGACTAGATGCTCCGCCACCCGATAATGAGTTTGGACTAGGAGTTTTATCATAATGTTCTTCAGCAAATCCTTTAGGTCCGCCTTTGCCTATTGCACCTCTGCTGTAATGTACAGTTTCGTATTCTACTGTCATTGTGTTTGCTACAACATCACTGGCGCTGTTATCCATTGTATCATGTTGCCAATTTGAAATTATAGGATTTATAAGTGTAAATGAAGTATATTTTTTACGTGCCATTTGACTAATAGTAATACTATTAAAAAACGGAGATGAAGCATCGTTATCAAAGCCGTATCTAAATTGTTGTGTGCCAAACTGTCCTTGTCTATTGTAAGGATCATATGATGCGCCACCTGTGTCCGGTGATCCATCTGGTGTTGTTGCGGCATAATTACCATCTCTATAATAGTATCTATAATATGCTTCCCACATTGCTGTAGTAACACCCATATTATCATCATGTAATGTAATTTGAACTGGTTGGTAATCAATACGCTTTTGTACAATTTTTTTTCTGTTGTATTGATGTTTTACATCTGTTTGAATATTATATGCAGGTAACTGTGCAGTCTTAACAAGCATGTTAAGTTCGTTCATATGCTTTTCTCTTAATTGAGGAATAACTGCCGCCGCATCAGCATTAATGTTAAAACTAACATGATAAAGAAATTTTACTTTTGGTGATAACCTATGACTATCATCAACATATAGCCTACTACCATGTGCGTAGTCACCGAGGCTACCTTTAGGGTTTAATGCACCCGATACTACGTTATCTAAAAATCCGTTTAAGAAGCTCATACTAATATTTAGCCTTTTGAATAAAGTGGGTAGATAATTCAGTCATAAAAAAAGGGACATTTCTGCCCCTTAATTTAAATTTTGTTTCGTTTAGATAGCTCCGCCGCCTGTAATAGCAGTATTAATAGTTCTACCTACTGCTGTTCCTAGTCCTGTTCCTTGTGGAGTTTGGATTGCATTGTCGTATCTAATATTCAATGTAACTGTAACTACTTCAGATGTTGCATAGTTAAGTGCATTATAGTTTGTGCTTTCTAAGTAACAACCGTATAATTCAAATGTTTCTAATACGCTTGCTGTGTTAGCACCGTTACCACCATCTAGTATTTCGATTCTAGTAACGAATTTATAATCTGCACCACTTGCCGCACTTGATTGCTCAAAGAAATCAAACTGTTTCTGTAGTTGTTCGCCAACCATTTTTTGTACATTGTTACTTACATCTTCACGTAAGTTCATTGTAATTGGTTCCCAAGTATGCTTACCTGCTAAGAACACTTTAGAGTTGTAAATATCAACTGTCATTTGTTCAAAACTAACGTTAGGTCTGGATACGTCCATAACTTGTTTGGTTAGTTCTGTTGACGGACTTGATACTCCAAAGTTCTCCAAAGATACTCTAAAACGGTATTGCAGTTTGGGCATCAACAATCCCTGATTAGATGCACTCGCGTTACTATCTAAAGGTACTGTTAATTTTGAAAGTGTTGAAATTGCCATTATGTGCTCCTATTACTTTTATTTATCATATTATAGTCCGCTAATTTCACCAGTGTTTTTAAGTCTTAATGGAATGTAAATAAACTCCACTGCCTTAACTGGTTCAATAGCAATATCTAAATACAGCTCGTTTCTATCAATTCTACTTGGAGTATTGTTAGATTCGTCACATACAACTAGGAAGTCATATAATGCTCTTTGAGACACTAGCTCAAGCATTAAACTATCTGCTTGTGCTTTGATTTCATCACGTGTGATTTTATCATTTGGCTCAAAGATGTAAGGCTTAGCAAGTTTCTTAAGTTGTGATCTCAAGTAAATTACTAATCTTGCAACGTTAATTCTATCCAATGCACTTGCATTTCTGGCTCTAGTTTTTTGACCAAAGTTTACAAGTCCTGCTCCTGTTAAGAATGTAATTGGGTTAATGTTATTAGCATAAAGTGTATCACGCTGTCCTTCATTTAATGCAATTGACTTAAATTCGCCTTCTGCATCAATGTATCCTGCGGCACTTGCGTTTGTAAT